TGTATTAAAAGAACCACTACTACAAGCATAAGTTGGTGTCCAAGTACCTTCCTCGTAATCATCTAAAGTATTGGCATCTGTACTTGCAACTTGAGTATCTGGAAAATTAAAACCAGCCGCATAAATAACGGCAGTAGTTGCTCCAACAGCATTTGCCCCCATATAAACTGTTGTTACAGAAGAATTTCCTATCGAAACAGAGTTATTTCCAATTGCTGAAGCACTAGCACCAATAACAGTTTGATTACTAGCATTAGCGTTATTTGTTTTTGCTTGGTAACCAATGAGAGTATTATTAGAACCTCCAGTAATATCATGAGTTCCAGTTGCACCAGCTTGATAACCTAATATTGTATTATTTGAACCGATTGTAATATCATTTCCAGTTTGGTATCCAACTGCCGTATTAGAACCACCTGAAGTCAAGACTCTAAGTGCTTGGTAACCAACTGCTACTGCTCCATTTGCACCTGAAGTGACACTTCCAACTCTAAAAGTATCGTCTCCAATACCTACTAAATAACTCGCTCCATTATTACCTTCACCAGCTAAAGCACCAATGTGAATATTGTTATTTCCAGTTGTGATTCCAATTCCGCTAAAATAACCAAGTGTAGTATTGTAATTACCACTTGTTAACTGTAATAAAGCTCTTGAACCCATTGCTGTGTTTCTACCACCCGAAGTTAAAGCGAATAGTGAATTTTGACCTACCGCTGTGTTATAAGTTGCATCATTTTTACTACCATTACCAGATTTATGCCCTATAAAAGTATTATTAAAAGTGCCATCATCTATAGTTCCACCAGCACCATAACCAAAGATTGTATTACCAGTTGTAGAATCCTCTCCACCAGTTCCACCACTATCATTATTAGATAGTGAGATTCGGGAGTTGGTATCTAGTCTCATTCTTTCGATTAAATTGCCACCATTAACACGAGTCTTAAAGACCATTTCGCCTTCATAATTAGTATTTGTGTTATTAGCCTTTACGCCTGAAATTTCTGCAAAAGCAGTTACCGAACTAGAATCTGTTATATATCTTCCACCTAATCCAATACCACCACCTTTATCTGCATCTTGTTGAGCATCTCCAAAAATATCAGCTACAGTTTGAGCACCTATAGCAGTCATAGGTGTACCAAATGCAGTAAAAACTCCATTAACAGAACTAGTGCCTATACCAACTTTACCTGAACCATCTATGGTCATAGCAGTAGTTGATGGAATTTTAAAAGCAATACCACCTGAACCATTTAAAGTAGTCATATTAAATCTACCAGTTCCACCTTCGTACATTGTGAATCCAGCAGTTCCACTACTGGCTCGTAAGGCAACTATATCACCAGTTCCTCCAACTGTTAAATCAGCGTAGTTTGCAGAAGAACTATTTATCATTAATGAACTAGCAACTGTTACACCTCCACCATTAGCTATAGACATTCTAGTTGAGCCGTTAGAAATAAAATCAATTACGCCTGTACTATTAGTTATCTTTAGACCATAGCTTGTATTTGCTAAATATAAATTATCTGTACTACCACCACTAGCAATAGTTACTCCACCAGCAAATGTAGCGTTTTTGCTCTCATTAATTATTAGTGCTGGGTCACCTAAAGCAGTTTGTGGTGTCATGCTCGATGAACTATTATTTACATAAAACTGAAGTCTACTATTGTAATTACCAGCAGAATTATATCTATTGGTAAATATTCCAGCTTGTACAGAATTATCATCTGTAAAAATCATTCCAGTTAGTAAGTCTGTTCCTGTTGCACTCCCATAATCTCTGTTGATTTCTAATGCACTAATAAATTCACTAGCAGATGATTCAGCTTTAGTTATTTTTACATTACCAACAAATGTTGAGCTACTGTCTCCTCTAATTGTAAGAGCGTTTACAGAACCACCTCTTACTTGAAATAATAATTGACTACTACTTGTACCTCCACTTTTAACTAAAGCTCCATAACCAGTTGAAGATGTGTTATCAATTCTAGCTCCCCACTCAGAACCAACAGAGCCTTTAACTCCTAATAATTCACCAGCATTAAAGTCTGATGATATTGCTACTTTACCAGCAAATGTTGCGTTTTGTGAGGTGTCTATTTTTAAGGCTTCATTATTTCCATTTGTCGCAAGAAATATATCAGATTCAGACCTAAGAACCATAGAATATCCACTAGTGCCACTTAATATAGCACCACCATCACTATCCTCTGAACCGAATAAACCTCGTAAAGCTGAACTATTAGCTTCAAATCTTATTGCATTTGAACCAACACTAGACTGTTCTAAAGTTATACCATCACCACTTGTAGATGATAGTATATGTAATTTTTTATCAATATTAGTTGAGCGACCTATACCTACGTTGCCACCTTTATATGTAAATCCAATAGTTCCATCATGCACTAGTTGAACTGTACCAGCATTTGCACTTCCACCGCCTTCTGTTACTATTAATGCAGAAGAACCTTGACCACCATAACTTCCCGATTGACTAGCTGATATACCAATTCCATGACTAGCAACATTATTAACTAAACCAATACCATTGCCATTTGCGAATGTAAAAAATTCATCACCAGCAGTTTCTCTAACATGAAGTTTAGATGATGGAGAACTCGTTCCGATACCTAATCCAGTTGAGGTAAATCTAGCAACTTCTGTTCCATTTGATTTAATTTTTAATGGAGCATATCCTGAAGCACTTTGGTCAATTATAAATCCTGAACTATCAAATGTTAATGTACCATAAGCATTAGTACCGTCTCTTTTAATACCGATTTGATTATTAACAGTTAAATTATGTAATGGTGTTACTCCTATGCCTACTCGTGAATTAGTAGTATCTACAACAAAGACATCTCCACCATCATTATTTTTTCGAACTAATAAGGCTTCTGTATTGGTTACATCAATTACTTGTGTGCCTTGAACTATCTCATCAAAGCTAAGTGAACCACCACCACTTACTTGTAAATCTCCTGATATAGTAAGGTCACCATCTATTGTTCCTCCATTACCAAAGTCCTCAGTAATAGATTTAATCATAGAACTCTGCATCTAGCACTCCACCAATCTAACTGAACCAGTTGTTGTGCTAGTAGAATTGTAGTTAAAATAAATTGTGTTTCCTAGTCCTCTAGGAACTGTAATAAATACCATTGTATTCTTTGGAATAATTAAATCATTACTTGCATTTACATTGGCTTCTGATGTTGTAAAGTTGAAATAAATTTCTACTGCACTATAAATACCTAGTGTTCCAGTATTACTTAATAATGATTTATGAATTGTATTAGCGACATCTGCTGAACTTCCAGCAGTTCCAACACTTGCAACTGTCCAACCTCCACCAGTTGTTGTGTTTAATGCTTCTTGTACTGAATATGTATGTAAATCTGCCATTTTTACTTCCTCTCTAAGCTAATGACTAAGCGTGAATGAGTCGTTAGTCTGTTTATTTTTTCTTTTTAGTCACTTTCTTTGCAACTTTCTTTACTACTTTTTTAATAGATTCTTTTTTAGAAGGTTTTTTATAGGGTTCATGGTTGTTTTCACTTACGACCCTTATATAACCTTGACTTTCTAATTCTTCTAGTTTTTCAGGATGTTTTTCTAAGACATTATCCTCTAGTCTTTCCATTCTTCCTATCTTTTTTGATAACCAATATTGCATAAAAATCTCCATTAAACTAGGGGAGTCAGCGCCAACCCACTCCCCTAGATTTCATTTGTCAACCTATGTGTTAATCTACGTTAGTAAACTTAACACCTTTGATATTGTCACTATCGTCTAACAACTTTACGCCATAGACTAAATCAGAAACAATTTTTGTTCCAAGAGCGTCAATAGAATACTCTGACTGTGTTCTGACTTCTTGCTGAACTGCACAAACCGCGGCACTTTTATGGAAAACTGCACCAGCTATTGTTGAACTTGTTCCAGCAGTTGAAACAGTATTACTCATATATACGTCAATACCATACAATGAGCCAACCATTCCTGACCTTAGTCCTCTGTTACCTTCTCCGACTGCATCATTTCTGATGAAATACTGAGCGATACCAGCACTAGGATTAAGGATGTCTGCAAATAGAGTTGGATTTACAACCATAGCACACTCACCATCCATGTAAGGAACATCATTCTCACCTAGTGTAGCTAATACACTTTCAAAGACTGCGGCGGTTAAAGTATCATCAGCAGATAGAGCCTGAGACTGGTTTAAACCATCTAATTCAGCCCAAATATCAGCATCTAATTGACGAGCAAGAGCCTCACCCATCATTCTAGTGTACTTTTCTACTAAATCTGCTTCACTTTGGATAATTGTCAAATCTTCGAAAAGCTTACCAATGTACTTATGTTTGTTAAGAGACAACTGAGTTTCTGTAGTTGCAGTTGCATCATAAGACACATCAGAACCAGCAGACTTATCAGCCGCACTCGCTAATGATATTTCAGGAACATGAACAACATCTCCAAACCCTTTTGAACCTACTAGAGCTGAATAGTCTTCAATTAATCCTCTGAATATTGTTTTTCTTTCGAAGAACTTATAGATTCCATCTGACCAAATTTCAGGGATGAAATATTGTTCACTGCTATTAGTCGAAGCATTACCTTGATAATGTTTTGCCATTTTTAAAACCTCTTATTATTATCTCTTAACATAACTCTGCAAGATACTACCCCAATTAGAGCGTCTTTCTTCTGCACTCATATTAGTCCAATCTTTAGGACTTGGATTGACACTCTTAGCTGGAGCGTTACTTGTAGGAGCTACCTCTTGAGATTGATTATTAATTTTATCAGTTATAACTCTAAGTTGAGCAACACTTAAACTTTTAAATGTGTCTCTTTCTTCTTCACTTAGAATATTTAGCAAGTCTTCTTTGTAGGCTTCCTCAGCTTCTTTTAACCTTTGGTAATCATCCTTAATACTGTTTAATTCTGACTCTCTTTTAGTTGCCAATTCTTCCCATTTATTGTTTTTAGCTAATCTTTCCTCTTCTTGTTTTTCAAGTTTAGATTTTAAATCAGATAATTCAGACTCTGCTAATTGTGCCCTACTTCTATACTTCTTGCTTTCTGCTATGTAGCTAGTGACATCAGGCGTTTCATTAGCTTCATTCTGACTATTAGGAGTCACCTCTTGTGCATTGTCTTGCACGTTTTCTGTTGTAGTTTCAGACATTCTGTCTTCCTCTTTTAGTTAATTAAATTTAATCATGTACCTATGTTTAATAAAAGTCCTAGAATCAAATTACTTAATCTCTTCTATAAATTTAATAATATATTCAGGTAGTCTTGATTTTTGGTTAGTTTGGTATGCCGCCCAAGCTTCAGCCCATGCCTCACTATAAAATTCTGTAAAAGATTGTTTTGTTTTAATATATTTAGTTGGTTCTATTTTTATCCATTCCTTAGCAAGTTTATTCCATTCATTTCTTTTATCAGGGGATAAATACTCTTGGACTAAATGACCAAACTCATGATGAACAGTAGCTTCACCAGTCATATTAAAATTATAGTTGATTCCATTACTTTTAGAGTAATTAATATTCATTTTCTCTTTTCTTTTAGTAATATCATCTAAAGACTTATATTTTCTTGTATTGAAACTTATTAATTGATAGTTAGGTAATGGTTTATAATTAGGGTCTGTAAAAGGAAGATTTGCATTTTTCATGTCCTTAAAACTTGGCTTAATTGAATCTATTTTACTATAAACGGCATCAAACCCATCAAGTTGTTGAGATACTCCATAGTTATGACCTGATGCAGTTCTAAACTTACTTCCTTTTGCTTTTTGAAAGTGTGAAAAATTACCCAATACAATATTTTGCCTGACTCTTTTTGGGAGTCTTGATATAGCTTCAGTTATAGCATTAGCATAATCTAAAGGTATTTTCTTAAATCCATTGTTTATAACTCCATTATTAGACATCCATTTTAAAGCATCTTTTGAGTTTTTAAAATTACCACCCATCTTTAAAGAAGTAACTGAGTCAGGTTTTTTATTTTTTAACACCATAGGTTCTTCAATGTTCTCACCCTTATAGTTCATAGGTACTAACTGACATCTGCAATTAGTTTGACATATAGAAAACCCTGAACGAGGAAGTCCAACAGTTCTAAAATATTCCATAGTACCAGTCTGACCATGTCTGTCTTCACAATCTTCACAAACTCTCTTATCTGATATACCAACCCATTGGAACTCTTCTACTGATGAATCTTGATAAACCTTCTGACTTGCAATATTAGAGTTATATCCTACACCATTTTTAGTTGTATTCTTAATAGCATTTCTATAAGAACCGAATATCCTACCACCATTATTAAGGTCATTCATTAAGACTGATTTAATTTCATTAACATCCATCCCACTTAACTTCATTTGGGATATGGATTCTTCTAGGGTTATTGTAGACTTAGCAACAGAATTACTAAGTAAGGAAGACATAGTTATAAGTAGGTCTTGAGGTTCAGACATTTCTTAATATCTTATCTATCTTTAGTTCTATCATTTTAATTGCTCTTTTCTCAGCTTTTTTAGTAATACCAAACCATTCTCTTCTAGGTAAATTAGTTGAAGGGTTACCTTGTTGATGAAATGAACCTATATCTGCATTAGTCACACCACCCTTTCTTTTCTGCTTCTTGCCTGGATGTAGTGTTACTAATTGTTTTACTTTACTTGCTTTATTTAAAACAAGATTTCTCATCTTACCAGTATCTACTAATATTTGGTCATGACCTTTTCTTTTAATAGTAGAATCTTTTAATTTCTTCATTCTACCATTTACACCCATACCTCTTTCTAGTCTTTGGAAATGGTCTTCTCTTACTATCCTACCAGCGTCATTGAGTTCCTTAGTAAGGTCTAACTTTAACTTTTTAAGGTCAAAATTCATCTCTATCTTAGGTTTCATGACTCTTCTATAATCTTATTTGCAAACTTAGTACCTAACTGACCAGCCTTCTCTATTTCATCTATGTGTTCTTTGAGAAAAGCATCACCTAATGACAGTAAATATCCTTCAGGGTCTTTTAATAATTCATCTAAATCAATAGCACCTAGTAGATTATCAGCGTTCTCTTCTATTACAGATTCTAACTTGTCTAGGTCTTCCATATACTTACGAATTAATTGTGCCAAGTTTCCTCAATCCTTCAAAGGTTGGTTGTGTAGGTTGTGTAGCTTCTACTGTTGCTTTTTGTTCTTCTCTTACCTCTCCCAACTTCTCATCTAATTCAGAGTCAGTCATGTCAGGATTAAAGTACAATAGTAAATCTTTCTGAGTCATTATGTTGTTCTTAATCTTCCAGTCTAACCAATTTCTTTCTTCTTGTGGTGACATTGGAAAACTGACCTCCCCAAAGTCAACTGCATAGTCTTCAGATAAATTACTTACATTATGTGTCTCTAAAATCTTTCTATCTATTTCATATCTTGAATGTTCCCACTCTCTAAATATTCCCTCATCTGACTTTCTAGATTCAAGGTTTTCAATCTCCATAATCCTTAATGCTTCTCCACTAGGTACATTTCCACCTGACTCACCCCATCTGATTCTTAACTGATTATTTTCAGCCACTTGGTTGGCCATGGCCTTCACACCTTCTATCATTTCTGTAATGCTTCCACTAGGTGACTTATAGTCAAATGTTGCACCTTCAGGAATTATAATTGCATTGTCAATTCCAGCTTTTAACCTTGATTGACCTTCATCTATCCCAGTAAATACTGGTTGTCCTAACTTTGACCTTATGCCTAAAGCAACCTCAGTCATGGCTATTGCTAAATGTAGAGAAACTCTAGTCACATCATAAGAACTAGAAGAAAACTCCACTCTACTTATAGGATTAATTTTATAAGGATTTATCATGTCTTCAGAGATAGGAATTCTTTCACCTTTCTGATTAAACTCAAAGTGCATACCATCAACACCATCTCTTTCTTCACTCCAAAACACAAATCTTTTATGATTATCAGGACTTTCTATTTCATAAGAATATCCATAAGGCTCACTATCTGAAGTGTGGTAATACTCTTGCACCATTGGAAGAACTTCATATTCTAGTCTTTGTTTTCTTTCATTATACTTAGACTTCATCCAACAATGTCCTAATAACCAAGATAATTCAGCAAATTCTTTAGTCTTAGAATCTAATTTAAAAGATATATCATCATACATCTCATTTCTTTCACCACCTATAAATCTTTTAGGAGGTTCTTTGTATAACATCATCCTAGCACGAGCAAATCTAGGAACACAAGATGTAATGTAAGGAGGAACTTGGCTAAGACTCTCAGATGCAAACCATTGTTCTAAATGAGTGTCTAGGTTCTGATTATAATAAAAGTCTAAACTTTCTAGAACATAAGTGTCCTCATTATCAATATAGTTTTCATGAGCATTAATCACACTCTGCATAACTACCATTTCAGAAAGTTCAGGGATAACTATTCTATTTACACTTCTTCCAAAATTATACATCTTCCATATTCCTCTTTATTTGTTAGTTCTCCCCAACTTTTTTTATTATTACCAACTCCTAGTGGTTGCAATTACTTTTCTTATAGGAAACTTATATGCTAACCCATATGAACAAGCGTCTAAAGCGTGAGTAAGGTTCATATCTGACTTATCTAAACCTCCTCTTCTATCTCTTTGACATTGTTCTAGGTCTTTAATTAAATGAACACATGAAGGGTCTACAGTCATACTTATATTACCTTCAGCATCTTTGAGTTTTCTATTTAAAATATTTAATCTATCTATATGACTAGGATGAGACTTCTTTGCTCTAATTATAAACCCATGTTCAGCTAATATATCATGGTCACTTCTTCTTGATGTTGTAGACCTATTTCTACCAGCTGGGTCAGGATAACACTCAATGTTAGGTGCAATCTTTTTCATCTCTATTGCAAGTTCTTCAGTATTACTATTCTTCAGTCTTATCTCATCAAAATAGTGTACTGTTCCATCTGAATACTCTGTTGCTAATGTAGCCGTATTAAAATCTACGTTGTGGTCTACTCCCCACCATAACTTATTAGATAGTTCATCAGCTTTTACTACATGAGTTTCTCTATCAAAGTTCCAAGCGGCTCTATTACCAGTTGATTCAAAAGAACCTTCAAACTCTTGTCTAAATACAGACTCATCCATTGTTCTCTTTGCTCTTTCTATTTCTTCTTTAGGTACAAACCCACCATCTATAGTTTTAAATTGCCAACTACTCCAATCATCTTCTGATTGACCTTTAGAGTATAGGTCATACATAATATCATACCCACTAGGAGTCCCAATAAATAAGACTTCTCCTTTAGTGGTTGCTAACATAGGCATAATGATTTCTTCCCATACATGAGGTTTAATATAAGCCATTTCATCCATTACACATTTTGTTAGTGACACACCTCTTAAATTATTTTCATTATCAGCACCCTTAACTGATAACTCTGCACCATTTTCAAAAATAACAGACATCTCAGTTTCATTCAACTTTGCACCAGTAAAGTTCCCAAACATTCTTCTGAGTATAGGGAATACTATCATGCGACCTTGTCTATATGTAGGAGTGACATAAAATCTTCTTTCATCAGGTTTAAAAGGGTCTTTGAGTAAGTACATTAAACTTAATATAGTCTTTCCCCATCTACGACCAGCAACAATAACCTTAAACCTAGATGGGTCGTTTAATATATCTCTCCTAGTCCTATTAACAGTCCATTCAATCATCATCTATCACCATGACTTGAATAGGTTCTGACTTGGTTGTTCTTTCTTGTCTTTCTAATGCTTTACCTTCTAGTCTTTCAATAATAAACTGCATAGCTCTAAGGTCACCTCTTTCAGCTAACTGAAATAACTTAGACACTATAACTTCTCTTCTTTCTTTATCACCATTCTTTTTAAAACTAAAGTCTTTAATTAAATCAGTATAAGCGTTCCTTCTCCCATTAGGATTTCCTGATTCACCTTTTTTCCATCTATTTCCTAACTTATTACCTTTAGCAAACTTTCCATCAGGACGTTTGTTCTCTGTTTGTTTTTTAGACATTAATCTATCTCCACTAGACCCATCATAAATGCTTTGTTTAATTTCATTATTAGTTCAGCAATTTTATGAGAGTCTATTTCAAAGACATCAAACTCTAGTCTATAATTACCAGTAGTCTTTAAGTTGCGAATCCCTACCAATTCAGTAGTTATTGCAATACCTTCTTTACTTTTTTCTTTTGACAATTTTCTTAATCATCTTACGTTTCTTCTTTGGTTTCGCTTTACCAAAGCCGTAACCTTTACCTTTAGGCATAAGATACCCCTTGTTGTTGTTGGGTCTAATTTATATCATTTAGGAGGTTTAATAAAATACCTAAAACTATATTAAGGTTTACAATAAAACGAGGAATATAAGGAATCCTCGAATTACTCTATCTATAGAGATTAGAGTTTTCAAAACACGATAATTAGAGAAATGAATAAAAATACATATACTATTCAGACCCAAATAAGGTGATTTAGGGGCTGAACAATATAATATTTAGTTTCTACATGTAGAAATACGAGTATAGTATAGGATAGTATAGAAAAGGAAAGTAGAGGAAACAAAAAAAGCCCTGATTTCTCAAGGCTCTTTTCTTTTAGGTTTATGTTAGTGTCTATTTCTTGTATATATCAAGTCCACGTCTTCCAATCTTATTCACATACTCAAGATTTTTACTGTATTCTCTAACTGCATCTCTTATTTCATCTTTATATTCTTTCATAACTTTTTCTAATAAGTTTACTTCATATTCGGGAACTGTATAAATTCCATTTGATTGTGTAGCTACCAATTGAACTCCTCCAACACCATTCCAGCAAATAAAAAGACTTTTTCCTTTTCCAACTGTATCAGTTTTAGTGACAACTATAAAATCTAAATCAAACTTAAACCAACAGCAATCATCTAAAACATTCTTATTCGATATTTTAAAGTTATGTTCATTATCTGCTGTTATAGTTAGGTTTTTAATATTACTCATTTTAGAACTCCTTTTTTGTTTTTATTCATTTCAAATACTATTTTATATTTAAATTTTGTTCTTCTTTTTTTACCCCCATCATATAGTGAGGCATATTTATTATACTCTTCAATTCTACCTTCTGCTCTTGCTTGTTGTTCAACAGTTGTTTCTTCAACAGTTTCAATCTTTCTTATAAGTGCTTTTGATATTGTACAATGTTTCCATAAAAACTTTAAACACTCTTTGCCAAACAAAACAGTTTTGCCTTCATAATAACCTTTCCATTTTTTACCATCTGTTTCTGTTATTCTGTACTGAGTATCTTTGTTAAGTTTTTCCATTTTATTCCTCATACCCAAAAAGCCCCATTTAAGGGGCTGATTGGTTTCTATTTTATATATTAACAGATATTTATAAGTCTATATCCAGTATTTTCTATTAAATATCTTTCTTCTTCAGAATGTATGTTAGAATCAAATTTTTCTACTTTTTCTTGAAACTCGTTAGTCACATATCCTTCTGTCATAGGTCTCATTCCTATATGATACTTAGGGTCTAAATAAGTAAAATTACAAACACCCTTTTTTATTAGAGAAGACATAGCCCCTCTAAATTTATTCATAGGAAACTCACTATGTAAAACATATCCTTGCAAACCAAAACCGTCTGTGGCTATACAAGAATTTACAGTTAATTCGTCAAGAACTTTTTTCTCTAATTCAGTTAATTTTACCATCCTAGAACTCCTTATTTGATTAATATTCACAAAAGAATATACTCAATAAATTCTAAATGTCAAATAGTTATCTAAGGGTTAGTTAAGGGTTAGTTAGAATAGTTCTCTTTGAACAAATCTTTTCTCTGCTATTTTAATAAATTCAGGGTTTAATTCTATACCTAGCCATTCTCTACCAAGTCTTTGAGCAACCCAACCAGTAGTTCCTGAACCAAAGAAAGGGTCTAAAACTATATCTCCTTTCTTACTACCAGCTTTTATACATAATTCAGGTAATTTCTCAGGAAATGTTGCAAAATGAGCCTCTTTGTATGCTTTTACATTAATAGACCATACTGACCTTTTGTTTGCTCCTATTTCTTCACCATAATTAGGTTTGTCTCTTATTGCATCTGAGTCATAGTAGTATTTAGGTGATTTGCTTAATAAAAATATATATTCATGTGCTTTTGTGCATCTATCTTTAACAGATTCAGGCATAGGATTAGGTTTATGCCATATTATGTCTTGTCTTAAATACCATCCATCTTGTTGAAGTGCTATTGCAACACGCCAAGGAATACCTACAAGGTCTTTTGGTTTAAATCCTTTTATTTTACCAGTTGGTTTTCCATATTTAACACCAGCATTTATATGAGCTTTTTGAATTGTATTATCTTTACATGAATCCCATCCCCTACCTCCTCCTACATAACTATCTCCAAGATTTAACCATAGTGTTCCATCATCTTTTAATACTTTCTTAACTCCTCTAAATACCTTAACCATGTTTTCTATAAACTCTTCAGGTGTCTCTTCTAATCCTAATTGAGAATCCTTTCTAATTGCACCACATTTTTTGCATTTAGACTTATATTGAATAGACTTTCCTTCTACTTCTTTTTTTGTAGTTTCTAAACTCATGTCTCTTAATGTTGAAGAACCTCCAAATGGTTTTTTTTCTACATGGTCACACTCTTCATCTCCTTGTTCCCATTTAGCAGTTCCATAGTCTCTTAGACCCCAATAAGGAGGGCTAGTTACAACACATTGAACTGATTTTTCTTCAATGTCTTTTATTCTATCTAATACATTACCTTGCAGAATGTTTTTCATTCATTACTCCTATTTATTTTTTCGCATTTTGGACATTTCTTTTTCTCCTTTCCTATCTTTGGAATAATATCTTTTGGATAAATTCTTAATAAACTTTTATCTACCCAATGTGGTACTGGACTCCAAAGATGTTCACAAGAAGGACAAAACTTCATAACATCATCATGTCTGTACTTCCTATGTTCGTGTTTTATTTGGTTTAATTGAGGTGTATATCTTCTAATATCAGTTTTTTCTAATATATAGTCAATTATATGTAATTCATCATCCTTATGCATGATTCTGCTCAGGTGTATAATCTACCCTACAACAGTTAGAACCTTCTTTGAGTTGCCATTTATCATTAGGCATTTCTCGTTTTCCACATTTACCGCAATAAGCTTTATATAATCCAGTAGGAGTCTTTTTAAAAGTAGCCTCAAAAGGAACTTTTTCTTCTTTTTGCACATTCCATTCTTTTTCATTACTAAACCATTTTAATAATCTTCTCTTAATATCAAAGGTCTTCTGCATTTCAAACTTCATCTTAGTACCATTCATATTTGATTCAGTCCAATAATCAATAAATGAAATTATTGTGTTTTCTTTAATACCTTTCATGTCCTTACTTATTTCTTTACAAATTAATCTAAATTCACTTTCTCTTGTTTTCTTATCTTTTACTTTTACTTTAACCTTATTTTTATCTTTAAGGGTTAGGTTAACTCTTTCTATAGAGTTATATAATCCTTTTTCATTAAGTCTTTTAATAACACTTAAATGAGGTTTAGAATGTTCTTTTAATTCACCATATTGAAACTCAATAAAACTAGGAATGAAATATTGGTCTTTGCCTTTTATAAACTTCATCTTATCTTTGATAACTTGAGGCAATTCATCAAATATCACTTGCTCACCAATAATAAATTCAGCTAGTTCCCAATCAGCATCCCAAATTCCAGCATGGTCACACTTACCTAGTAAATAAACCCAAAATAATTTGTATTTAGTTAACAACTTTCTAAACCAAGCCTTATCCCAAATTTTAGTATCTATAAATCTTTTAGCCATTTTTAATCTCCTCTAGTTTAAATGGTTTTTTAAAATCCTCTAAGTCAATATTCAGATGATAAGGATTACAACTCTTACATGAATGAACTAATTCTGCATATCCTTGAACCACTAAATTCATAGCTTTTATTGTTGAGCGTGAATTATAAGTACCAACTTGACCTATCCTATTACTCCAAATACCAGCTGAATTTGGATGTTTTTTTAAAAACTTAATTATCATTTAGTTCTCCTATTTGTTTTTTATCTTCTTTTTCTCTACCACAATGTTCTAAACACTTAGGGCAAATATCATAGTCATCATAAAGTTTTACTCCACAACAATTAGAAACTTCCATTATATTCCCCTATTTGTTTTTTTAATTCGCTTTGTATTTCTTTAAAATCCCAAAGTGTTTTATTTATTGTATTTGACTGTTTTTTTAATCTGTTTAACCTTACCCTACCTAATGTCTTTTCAGCCCATTTATGAGCCTCTATAGGATGTTTATGCCACCAATACAAGTGACAACCTACACACAATATCTTGACATTTTCAGGATTAAACTGCATTTTAGGAAATTTACCTTTAGGGTAAATGTGAGAAGCTTGAAGTGTGGTAGTTTTACCACACCTCAAACAACACTTATCCCTAAGCAAACAAAGTTCCCTTACGAGTTTATTAAGTTTAACTTTTTCAGCTTTTTTCATTAATATGTGCTAACATATCTTTCTTTTAACTGAACTAGTCTTTTGTAAGCTCCTCCATTTGGAAGAATTTTACCTTTTGTCCATAAGTCTTCATAAAATTTTATGTATCCATTTAATGTTGACCTACGTTTCATACTTTTCCTTAATATATTTTCATTTGAAACAGTTACTTTAGAACGGCGCATCATCATCCTCCTCCTTAGTTATTTTAGGTACTTGTGACTCAGTTAATTGTTTCATTCCACAAGCAATCTTAAACATATCAGGCATTATCCCTTCAATAAGCAAAGCTTTTTGATTTGGACTTATATCATCTATATTAGCTACTAATCTAGTTGCATTATTAAAAGCCATTCCCCATTTTATTTCTAAAGACCTATCATCATCCCTACTTTTAACAGAATCATAGCCATAAGGCTTTGATGCAACCCCTTCATCATGTACTGCTTTATCCCATACACTAAACGAAGCTCCTACATTATATTTAACACCTTTTTCAGTTGCTGTCATTGTAATATCAACTAATTCAGCCTTCGAAAAATCTGTCAATTTACCATATAAAGCAGATGAAACTTTTAAATTAAAATGGTCACCTTTTTTAAATATGATAGGGTCTTTGTCTCCCCATTTTTCAGAAGAATAATTATCACCAATGTTAGTGACTGGCAATTCATATTCTAAGTTGTTGAATTTATTCATTACACCCTTAATGTTTATAGGGTCTTCTCTTAATTGCACACTCAAAGTTTTATCTATATGTGTGTTTTTCTTTAGTTGTAAAAACATTACTACTCCTTATCTTGTTATTAATTGAAAAATTAAATTTAACATAGTCATTGTAATTAAGATGAAAAACAAACCTTCACAAAAATCAAAAAATGACTCTAACTTCTTTTCATATTTACTCATAGTTGGTTACCTCCCTTACATAATTATAAAATATTGATAAAAGCATAGCAAAACCAAACAGAGCAACAAACCAAATTAATGCAGATATTCCCAGTATTAATAAATTTGCAATCCATTCAGCTATATTTAGAACTATCATTGCTGACCACCAAACAAATTCATGACATCTGAATTATCTATTGAATATTCAGCAAAAGACTTCTGACCTTGCTTTACCATTGTTGTTTTAATATTAAGACCTTCTTCCCTTAAATTATGCACTATGGCGGCAAGTCTAAAACATCCAAACTTGTCAAGAGCCTCTAATGGTGTTAGTTTACCACCTGACTCTAAATAATGCCTAATTTCTTTTAATTGACTGCTCATATACTACTCCTATTTTATATCATTCGCTATTTGTTGAAACTTATCAGAAACTTTTAAATCAGGATAGCTATTAGCCATATGTTCTAAAGCTTCTATTATAAGTTCTTTTTCTTCTTTTGACGTTAGGATTCTAACATCATAAGGGTTGCCTTCGGAGTCGGAAGATGCGGAGTTCCTTGAGAATGAATTACTCCGAAGGTCTTTTGTGAATTTTTGGAATCTTTTAATTCCTTCTGTGAGCCTAATAGTCAAAGCGTTAAAATGAATTAACCTTTGTGAATCAGAATTAATATCTTTGTTTTCTGTAATAGTTAAAAGACTCTGAACAAAGTTAAAAAGATTTAAATAATTAGTCTCTAATTCTAGGTATTGTTTTTCAGTATGTTGAGATAATTTTTGATTAAATGGTAGTGGCATTTTTATTCTCCTTTGTTATATGTTTTAAAGCGTTGCTCACACTCTCGTTTTCAGTAAAAAAAGTAGTGTTAGCAAACTGATATATTCTTTCAGTTACAACATTAGGGTCATACATAGACCTAGCTAATATAGTTACTATTTTTGGACTTCTTTTCTCATACTTTTTACAAACCTTTTCAACATCTTTTTTAAACTCATGAATAGTATTACCATTTGCATTTGTAAAATTAAAACAGTCTTCAGTCTCATATCTGATTTCAGCATGAAACTTAAAATCATAAGGAGGTTTAGTCATTACTTACCTCACCTTTTTTTCCATTACACAATTTAGAATTACTACTTGTACTCAAAGTTTTATGACCAATTTCACAAATATAATGAAAAAGTTTTTGACCCATACACCTCTCTTCCATTGTAGGTTTATGAGGTAGTTTTTTTAATTTTAATAAACAAGGTTTATACATTACTTACCTCCTTTAAGATAGAATTTCTTATATCTTCTTTTTATGTAAGTAACAACTTTACGAAGTTCATTCCTTTCCTTAATAGCGGTTTCACTTCCATCTTCTATTTCTTGAGCGTGAGTCCATCCACTACCCTCTGAATATCTATCTCTAATATCTTCCACTTCTCGTATTACTTCTTCAGGAGTCATCTTACACCACCATTCATAATCACCATCATCAAAAGCCTCTCCCATTACAAAATCTAACTCTGATGAATATGGTCTACCTTCAAACAAAATTTGCCAAGGGTATTTTTTATCCATTACTTACCTCCTTCATATTCACAATGATTATAAACACCAAAACCAAAATCATCATATTCATTTTCATAAAAAATAGCTCTTAATAATTCTGATAATTTTTCACAATATCCAAACTCTGCACAACCTCTTAATGCTGAAAGAACATCACCATCAAAAGCAACACAACCATTATCGCCATAACTTACCAATACTCCAGCATCTGTAAGATTTTTATATGGTTTAATTAAACCTTTTAATTCAGGGTCTTCTTCTATTGACTTTACAATCCCTAAATTTTTAGCATCAAACCAGTTTTTTATGGTTTCTTGTACTTCTAATTGAACTTTATTCATTGAAAACTCCATATTGTTTATTTAATTCGCATACAATTCTAATAAAGCGTAAGGAAACATACAAACACTTTCTAAAATTATTTAATAGGGTTATTTAAGGGTTAGGAGATGCTAGGGTTGGTATTATATTTGCGAATAAGGATGTTTCGGAGCGTTCACCCTCTACAACCCTAGCATTAGGGTAGAAGTTAATAAATAATTACCAAGATTCCTCTATATTTAATTTGACATCCCAAATATTATTAGCTGATTGGTTTGCAGTAAATGATTTATCTTTCAATCTAAACATTCCATAATCACCCTCAGTTGTAGAGTCTTTATCTATACTAAATAAAAATGGATGAAACTGGCCTACTATTTTATTATAAAAAGAATTATGAACTGTTAATGTATCAAACCATTCTGAGGGTAATGAAGAACTAGGATTATTAGACCAAACATCAGTATCAGTTAAGTAACTAAAATTCATTGAATGTCTAATTCTTCCAGTTCTTTTACTAAATGCATAATTGCTGATGTCTGCACTTGTTGAATTAGTCCATGAAAGTGTTTTACCCCACTCAGGTTGACCTAAATTTGTAGAGGTTGCATAGGTGTTACCTCCTAAAGACTTTTGAGTTTTTACACCATCATAATCAATAGAAGTGTTTATTGATAGGTCAGGTGAATGAGGAAAGTCAAAGTATTCACCATACATGATTGAACCAATTATAACATCATCTGCAAAATCTTGACTAGCTCCTCCAGTGTCCTTAAAAGTTATTCTCAGATATTGGTTTTGAGTTGTTTGAGTTGTCCAATTAATTAATGTCCATCCATTCTCATCAGCTTCTATAAAAGTAGTGTTACCGCTAATTGTACTTTGAGTAGAGTTTATTAATTTTGAATGATTTGCATTTTGTGAAATAGTAGTAACATTACTGCTCATATTAACATCATCAGATAATTCAACCTTAAACATACATTCAGCAGATAAAAAATTATGATTTAATATTGCTAAATAATTAGACTCAGCTAATGAATTTGTACTAAGTCCAGTATCAAATTGAATGTAAAAAGACTGATTTTCTTTAGCTATTGTAATAGAGTTTGCTGGTTTTAAATCATATAAATTTCTTTCTGAACCAGTATAAGTAACAGATGTTGAACCATCATTCTGTTTAAATGTTATATCGCTTAAGTCTCTCCATCCATTAGTCAAACTCTGACTTATTAAATCTGTATAAACTCTAGGTGTTTTTACTCTATTATAACCCATTTAAACTTCCCTTGCTTTAATTTTTAATTGACCTCTTTTTCTAGAAACTGAAACCACTATGAAATCTTTACCTGACCAACTACCTCCAAAAGGTTCAATGGTCATGTTGCTAAATGATAAAAAATCACCTACATCAATACCATAATAAATAGGATTTACAACATTAAAATTAACTAAATGCTTAACTCCTCCAAGAATATTATTATAATAAGTATAAAAATCATCATTGGGATTACTAGAAGGACTACTAGCTGGAGCAGACACTAAAGCATTTAGCCTAATTTGTTTTTTGTTTTCTTTAGAATCTACGTTATAAGCTGAAATAGATGAAGAGTTACTAGAGTTTACTTCAGAAACATACCCACTCGTAGCTGGATGTTTTTCATATTCTATGTCCATACTAGTAACAACTTTGTCAAAAGGTGTTAGAGATATATCAATGCTAGAAATGTCTTCTTTAGTTAAAGTATGATTTGCAGTAATTGAATCAGGGATAAAAATATATTCATAATTTCCTTGGCCATTATACCTTCCTATAAATCCTCCATTATACTGAAGTTCTTCTAAAACTTTTTTTAATAAAGTTGGTCTATTAATCCAATATCTTATGTCCCAATCTTTTATACTATTTATATTAGTTCCTGAACTCCAATTTTTAGGATTAGTTGATGAACTGTAAACAGAACCAAGTCTGTTTGTGAATTTTGTAAATCTTTGTAATAAATCTCTATGAGCTTCATGAATTTCAGTTATTGCATTACTACCAGCCCAACCATTATCGGTAAGTCCATTTGCACCAGAATAAACATATTCAATATCATCTAGGGTTTGATAAGCTACTGTTTTACCAGCTTTAGTTGTTTCTGCAAAATCTAACTGAGTTGCGGCTTCTATTGCTATGTCGTGTATTCTTACAAATCCACTTACTGAACATTCAATAGAACTACTTCTTACAAGCTTTACTGTTAGTTTAATTGTTTCTCCCCATCCATTTCCTGATGATAAATATTCATTTGAATTATCAAAAGCATCACTCAAATAAGAAACACTAGAAGTGTCAAGAGAACCTCCAGCGGTTTTATGAAACTGAGTTGTTGTTCCATTTGAACTTAAATCCCAATATCCTTTAATATCAGACGCACCAAAACTTTCATCTATTAATTGTAATTTAATATTGCCTGAGCCTGAAGCTCCAGAAATAGTAAAACTACCAGTAATAACTAAATTAGTAAGTATTAAGCTAGGATAACCAGTTAGTTGAGGTAGTGAATATTCAATACTAGCAGAATCATTAGGTACAAAAATTTCATCTACAGTACATCCTACATAAGTATTTGTATTGAGATAATCACCATCAAAAGCATTTCCAGTATTATTATCCCATGTAAGATTGTCTCCAGCGGTTTTACTAACAAATTCAACAACTTTATAGAGACCTCTTTTTAATAAACTTTGGTCAAATCTAACTGCATACCCATCACCATAAGTTTCATTTTCTACATCTACAGTTCCGTAATTATCTTTATCGGTAGATAGTGGACTAAATGTATCTGTTGATTTTTCATAGTAATGAGGAAAAGCATTTGCACTTGTGCTTCTTGTTCCAGTCAAAGAAAAAATAGTATTTCTTCTTCGCTCTTCTACTGGAATAGGGTAAAGTGTTTTTCTTTTCCTATAGTCATCTATGTCTGAGCCTGACCCAAAAGTAACACTATTTGAATTAGGTGTATAATCTCCATAGGCGATAGGAAAATAATTATCCTTACTTGTTTTTGTCTGTGGAATTTCCACTCCATCTGAAGGGTCTCTAGAGACAATAGACAACCTAATAGAATCATTGTCATGACTAATATCTTGAAGTTTACCATTATAAACTAACAAACTATTAAACTTTAATGTGACATCATTAGGGACTATATATATTAAACACTTTCTATTAATATAAGTTCTAGTCCCTCCAAATAATTCTTTACTAAAAGGACTTCCTTGATAATCAAAGTTGGATATAGAAATAGAGATATTCCCAGTTTTTGATGTAGATTTTTCTAAATCAATTGATTCTCTTATACTAGGTTCAGAGATTATTACTCCATTACTATAATCACCTTCAAAAGTTGTATCTGCAAAAGATATACATTTAAAATTATCATGATAAATTGTTTCTCCTGAATTAGTATCACCACTAGGAGTTTTATTTATACCTCTAACAACTGTAAGAGTGTTAGAGCTAACTGAACTAACTTTCATTCTTTCATTATCTATAAAAATAAAATCACCACTAGCGAATTTACTTCCATCCGATACATCTACTCCAGTTTCTGTATCGTTTAGGACTTCCGTTAAAGTTGCTCCTGAATCTGTAATTCCTTTATCGTAACCTAAAAGAACTACCCAATTTTCTATAATATTAGGTCTTTTAAATGATTCTGGTAGACTTAAACTCATGCTAGGTTTATACCTCTTTGTATTTCAGGAATAAGTGTATCTCTTACAAATTCTTCTGTACCTAATACATTTCCTTGAATATTAACTGTTGTTCCCATATTTGATGCTAAATTTTGTTGTTGTGCTTGGTTTAAAATAACTTCGCCAGGCGTTAACATGGCTGGTACTGTATCGCCTTGACCTCTATCTGTGCCAGGCACTACACCACCATCAGCAAACCCAACTCTTTGAATCGCACTTCCCATTAATGAACCAAAAGCCGCCCCACCAGCTAAAGCCAAAGGTGCTGAGATAATAGGAGGTAGAGGAGTAGTTTCTAGAAACTTTCTTATATAGTGTGCAACTGATTTCATTATTTCAGAACTTACAACCTGAGTTGCTACTTGTTTAGCCGCTTCTCCTGAGGCAAATAAAGCATCAGATGTACTTGTAATAGCCGCACCAGCTTGGACACTTGAGGCAGTTGCGACATCTATATTTTTCTTAAAGTCTTTAAATACTGAAGATGATTCTGTTGTTTGTGTTTTTACTAATCCTAATTTTTTAGCTAATTCAGGATATTGTTGAATTAACCTAGCGTTCATTATAGATTCTTTTTCTTGTTGTTCTACTTGTTGTTGTTTTGTTTGAATAAAAGAGTTATAGCTTTCTTCTAAAACATTAAATAAATCTACTTCTTCAGTTCTTAAATCTTTTGTAATAAGTATTTTTTCATTTAATTTTTCTTTTATCTCATCTTCAAAACCCATCATTTTATTTAATTCTTTATATCTATCAATCAATGCTTTTAATTTTTCATCTTCTTCTTTTGTTGAATCAGTAACCGCCTTCATTCCCTCATTTGACTTTTCCATTTGATTAATCATTTCTAATAATTCTTTTTGAGAGAATTTTTGAATGGTTGTTTTAAACTTGTTTAACTCTATATCTGATTCAGGAACAATTTTTATAAATTTTCCTACTTCCTCTCCAAAATTTTTGAATCTTTTTATGACTTTGGAAACCCCTTCGGCTAAAAATGTAATCCCTTCTGCGGTTTTAGTAACCATAGGGGATAAAAGACTTCCTATTGCTTCACCAGCGTCACCAACTGCGTTGGTCATTTGTTCTAGTCCACCAGCCATAGTTTCTGCTGATGCTCGTGCAAGTCCACCAAATTGAGTTTCTAGCTCTCCTAAAATAACTTTTTGAGCAGATGCAACATCACCCATTTCAGTAAATTTTTTAATCTGTTCTTTTTGTGTTTCTGTTAATTGAACACCTACCCTAGATAATGCACCAATTCCAGCAATAGGGTCATTTAATGCTTTACCTAACTGAACAGTAGAACTTTGTAAGTCTGTTCCCATAGCAGTAGACATATTAAGAATAGTCTCAGTTGCCTGAGGAAATACATCTTCACCAACTTTGGTGAATGTAAGTAATAAACTTTGAGCCTCTAAAATAGCTTCATCTCCAAAAGTAGTGACTTGTTGAAGACTGTTAGCCATATTTTTTAATTCATTTGCAGTTAATCCAGCTACACCAGCCGTAGATTTTAAAACTGCATTTAATTGAGCTTCTGCTTTTTCTTGTTGTCCAGCTAATCTTATGACAGAACTAAAACCTGAAATAATACCTTGAGCGGCAAAAAATGCACCTCCAACCTTTAATGCAGAACTCCCTAAACTACTAAGTGAACCATTAACACCTTTTATTTTTCTTTCAGTATCCTTTGCATTTAGGACACCCATTCTTATAAATAAATCTTTAACCGCCATTTTTTCCTCTTTCATGTTTTGAAATATTATCTATTTCATTCTCAATTATTGCAAAACAATCTAACATCCAAACATCTGCACTATCTAAGTCTTTTGAAATTGGAATATTATATTTTTTTACAGAAAAGTAATCAGAAATCATATCCCAACACCAGTCAGGTATTAATTGACTAGGGTCACAAAAAAAAGGTAATTGATAATATAAACTTTCCCCTATTTTATAATCTCTATTGTTGCTTTCTTGTATTATAATATCTACCTCATCAAGTATATCTTTTTCAGTCTTAAAAGAAACTCTCTTTAAAGATACTGGCGACCGAGTGTCATAGGGGAGGTCATATTCAACTTTTGGTAATCCATAATTAGAAAACCAAACAGTCATCCTCAATCGCCAGTAAGGTTTCCCAAATCTAAACCCATGTAACTACTTATGATAGAAGTTAAGACCTCATCTTCTTCTATTGCAGTTAAGTTACCTAGTTGCTCTTCAACTTTCTTATCATCTCCAAAGGCAAATAAAGCAAATTCATCACCTAAATCATGTAATTGTTCTAAGTCTCCACTAGCGAAAACCTTTTTAACTTTTTTATACATTTCTCTTCTTTGCTTTCTTGTCATCTTGTTACAGTCGTATTCACCATGTTTTGTTGTTATTGTCATTTTGACCTCCCCTTATTTTTTACCAACTTGTGATAGCTTCGTTCTTGAATACTTCTAACTTAAATGCTTCATCATTACCATTTTTAACACATTCAAACTCAAGTGTGTGAAAAACACCACTTTCACTTAAATCCTGAGCTGGGTCACCAGTATATTGAATTTCAGCAGTTATTTCCATCTCACCTTCTGCATCATTACCAGCTCCACAAATTAAATTTAATGTCATTGTGTCACCATCAAGAAAGTCTTGAATTACATTTGTACCAGCACTATAATCAAATAAGTCATCATATTTAATTGTCATGCTACCAGTAATAGTATACTCAGGAAGTGCATATAATTCAGCATTTCCATTTGTGTCAAAACCTACTCTGTTTACACCATTAGCAATATTGAAAGTAAATGCTTTCATGATGAAAACTTGGTTAGCGTTTCCTTCTACATCTAGTGTCCTAGTATCAAAATCTAAAACATTAAAATAAGTAGATTCAGGAGCAACCCAAGTTCCATCAAATGTCTGTTCTAAAACTGTTGATGTTGAAACTGGATTTGAAAATCCTGAAAAATAATTTCCACTTATAGAAACCATCCCATTATTTGCCGCTACATCACCTGAAATTGTTAGGTCTGAACAAACTACACCACAAACCTTAATCCCCTCACCAGCATTAGGATAATAGGCAAGATTAACACTATGAGGTAAACCACCTGAAATAGTACCTCCTATAGATGTTGAATTACTTGAACCATCAATCTCCATTTCATGTAATATTGAACCACTTTGACTATTTTCCTGACCCACTAGCAAAGCGTGTTGAGCTAAGTTTCTAGGTGTTGCTAACATCTCAAAAGGCATGGTAATAGTTCCACCTCTTGTATTTGTTACAGTATCAGCGGCGTTCTTAACAGTTCCTCTACCACTTAACAACCTAGATTCTCTCATTATGTTAAAAGTAGGCTTTTGGACTTGCACTACTCCTTGTGTTAAATACGCAATTGAATCTGCGCCATCGCTATCTAAACCAACCCCAAAAGATGTTTCTGCTTTTAAACCATACTTAACACCGCTAACTGGGAGGACTCTTGTGTCAGCCATTATTTGACTCCTTTTTTACTTTTTTTGTTTTGTGCTTTTTCTATAACTCCCATGTTAAGAAGTTCATTAGCTACTTCCTCAGTCACATCTACAGACTCACCCAACCTGAGTTTATCAAGTGAACCCTTATCACATAGAACACCATTAGGGTTTATTCTGTGAATTTTGTTAATCTTTGCTTTTATTTTCATGTTATAACCTCAATATTCTGACAGTTAAAAGTTCCAATTCCTCTCTGTAATGAAGAATCCTCTTCATCTCTTTCATATTCTATACTAGATAAATTAGCATCAAACCATTCTGCACCATTAGAATAAGATGAATTATTATGAATTAATCTCTTCAACCTTTCCATGATTTGACTTACTTGCTTTAAATTATTTTTAGTGTATTGACCACCTGACTTTAATTGATAACTGATTGAGACTTCATATTCTCTATGAGAACCAGTAGACATTTTAACTACCAAAGAATCTGACTGAGGTGTAAATAAAAAGGACTGATTCCCTTTATGTTCATCATAGTAAACTGGTATAGTAAACTCTCCATTTACTAGATTAGCAAGATTTTCCATAATCTCATCATAAATGATATTTGTGTAATCTGTTGGCATTAATACCTCGAAGTCCTTATGCTTTTAATAGGTGTAAAAGACTGGTCTAATTCGCCACTCACTTCAAGTTCCCATTCATCATTAGTCGTGTATAAGCCTGGCGAAAATCTAACATACATATCATGACCAACTAACTGCCAATAACAGTCTATAATTTCATCAGTTGCCATAGGTTCTAATTTTAACCCATTCTCATTTCCTATTAAGGAATCAAATTTAACAGTAGTGTTAGAACTTCCAGCAGTTATAGTTCCACCATTACTAATTTTAATCTTTATAATATCCCAAGGATAAGAAGACCTACCTCTCACATCGACTATTGAACCAGTTGTGTTGCTATGTACAGATACTATCCTTAATATGCCTTTGTGCTTTGATTCACCTTCACTTGAATATAAAGTCATTTCACCTTTTCTGAGCATATCAATGAAACCAGTTCCCTCATCATTCATAGCCTGTGATTTAATTATGTCTGCTTTTTCTACATCGTAAGGTCTTACAAGTGATTCAACCGCCATTATAGCCGTACTTCTAACAATAATCTCAGGGTAATCATTACCAACTGCATCCTGAGTTCCTACACCTTTATTTGGATATATAGGAAAAGGTAATATTGACATTATAAATGAACTTGCTCTTTTTACTGCTTCAGTTTTTAATTCTACCCAATCTCTACTAGATTCAAACACACTACTATTTAAAGTGTTAACACTAATTCCATGATAATAATACTCTAATAAATCTGTACTGGCATTATACCTATATTCGTCATTTGAACTTGGTTGATTCGTTGTTGATGTTAATTCTTTACCATCTCTATAAACTTGCCCACTACAATCTCCAGTATTATATAAATAAAATAAATGAGAAACTCCTGAGGCTGACCAACTACTGGCCAAAACCCTTTTGCCATCATATTCCGACAAATTTGCTTCAATAAATAGTAAATCTGATGTGATATTACAGTAACTTTCTTGATATGTACTCATGCTTCAGCCTCAAAGGTAAAATTTGGATGTATTTCTATTATTTCTAATTCTAAATCCCTTAATGATTCAATGACATTTACCAGCATTTCTTTTTCATCTATACAAGTAGAGTCTAAAATAATATTTGATATATCTATTTGGGTTGCAAATTCCTTACATCTCATAATTACATCAAATGCACTTGAGTTTTTTTCTTTTGTAGTTATTTCTGTGACCTTTTCCATTTTAGATATTCTGCCGCCTCATAAGGGTTAAATATTGTTGTTATTTTTCTATTATCATCATCTGAATATTTAGGGTCTATTATTGTAACTGGACAATTAAAAATATTCTTATCATCTAGTCCTAATCTATTTGCATACTCATCCATTCTTTTAAAAGATGCAACTTGTAAGGCATGAGAAATTAACCCTGATGCTGGGTCTTTTAAAACTTGATAACCACTTACATGAGTATGACCAGCGGTTACTATGTGGTCTCTCCATCCCATTTGAATAGCTTTACTAACACCATGTGCAGAGTTCCACATGGAGTTTCCTTTAAAAGTGTGCCTAGCGTTAACTCTTACGGATGATTTATTAGGAAAGTTCAAATTAAGTCTCACTCCATGATTTGCATAAGTTGTTCTAGTGTTACCTCTCATAATAAATTCTATAGGGTCACCATCGCCTGACCAAACATCATGATTCCCACCTACTAAATAAAGCCAAGGTAGTTTGTTTAAAAAGTATTCTGTTAGTTTCCATGATTCTTTCGCTGTTGTACTTTGTTGACTATAAAGAGCGGCTAATCTACCTACCCAATTATTCTGAACATCTCCTAAATTACCAGCAAACATTCCTTCTGTATTTTTAATTACATCACATATCCCAAACAATTCACCTAAATCAGTTCCATCATCATCAACATGAGGGTCTCCAAAATGACATATTCCTATTACTCCATCAATTTTTATATTAACATGAGTGAGATTGTAATATTCTTGAACATTGTTTTTAATCTTAAACTTTTTAACTCTATACTTAATAATATCATCAACAGACATTTCAAGTTCAGGTTTTATTAAAGGAACTTCAAAAGAATTATCATCTTTTAATTCTCTCAATGTATGTGATACAACTCCACATTCCTTGCATTTATACTTTTGTCTACTTTCTTTTTTTGAAAAAGCTTGGATACCAGCTTTCATTAAATTAGGAGATAGACATTGGGGGCAACCCATCAAAACACCATTCTTATTTTTATAAAATTTTGTTATGTTATCTTGATGAATCATTTACTATTTCCTTAAAATGTTCTACAGTTCCAGCACCTTTTTCCGTATTGTACCATTTTTTCCAATATCGTGCTTGTTCATCTATTGTTTTAGGTAGTTTCTTAGGTACTCTCCAGTAATGCAATCTGCAAAAAACTATCTGTGCAGTAATATTTGTTGTTAATATTTTTTTCCAATCTGATTCTGTTGGACTTATAAAATATTTCCAGTCTAAATAACAGATTTCTGCAACTCTCTTCATTAAAGAATCCCTATATTGTAAATAATCTTTGCAAACAGAAACAGCAGTATATGGCTCACATTGGAAAAAACCCCTAGCTATGTTATTACCTCCCTTTTGCATAAGATATTTATATTTAGATTCAACTAAACCAGTATTGTAAATAAGCATCATAGCTTCATGCGAATAATACTTATGACCCATGTCCTCTAATGTATCCTTAATTAAAGAAAACATTTGTAATTGATATATCATCTAGACCTCCTGACTTTTGTAGCTGTTTTCCTTGAGTATTTAGCTTTTTGTTTACCTTTTGCAGTAGCTTTTCTTTTCTTTCTGTTTTCATAAGCTTTCTGACTAGGTGTCAATTTTTTTCTAACTGATTCAGGTAAATACCTTCCTCTTTTAGCTCTTGGTTTCTTAGCATCACTTTTTGTAATATATCCCCATTTCTGTTTTGACCATTTAGATAAAGAGTTTTTACTAGACTTTTTACCTCTATACCCACCACCAGCCTTCTTATATCTCTGAACTGCTAATTGACTCTTGCGAGCAGACCATTGTCCTTTTCTTCCTCCCTTATTACCAGCCTTAACAGAAGAAACAATTCTTTTCCATAATTTAGGCTTAGTTTTGACTGCTGTAGCCACTAACTACCTTTCTTCCATTTCATAGATTTAGATTTAGTCTTACTAGGACTCCATTTAACAAGGTTTGACCAATAAGCCGCACTACTCCTACCCTTTGCAATATTCTTAGCATGGCGAGACTTAAATGCTTTTCTTTGACCTACTGTCTGATTAGTCCTTACTTTTTGTTGACCAAATCTAATCAGCTTAGTCTTCATTTTACCTGACTGTTTAAATTTAGCCAAAACAATATGACTTTTAGTCTTATGTTTAGGAGTTCTTTTAGGTTTATTATAACCCTTAAGACCAAATCTTTTTAATCTTGGGTCTTTTGGCACTATAAACCTAATTTAGAAAGGAATACTTTTTTAATTATTTTCCAAAGTGCTTCTAATATAGCTTTCTCTGTTTTTTCAGATATAATAGGAATATCAACTGCTTTATTAATTTCATCAATTAATTCATCTTTAGTTTCATCACCTAGTAATTCATCTGCTATCATTTTCTTTAACATTATATTAACCTCATTATTGTGTTTACTATTATAGGAAATGTTACTAATGCAACACCTCCCCAAACTTGCATCTTAGCAATACTTACTTCATGTCTTCCGACAGAACCATTTAACTTAGCTAAGTGTTTTTCTATTCTATTCAAAGTAGAATAAATATTTTTTAATTTTTCATCATGTCTTGCATAGACTGTTCTATATTCTTTGTTTTCCATTATGGTCTGCTATTCCCATTTATTCTTCCTGAGATGTATGAAATTTTATCACTCACATCATCAAACTCTTTCAGTAAACTTTGATGTGACTGCATAAGACTCTCATG